ATTTGTGCCAATAGATCAGCCTTCATTTGCCTTCTCCTTCACTGACATAAACTCGCTAATAGTTTCGGCAATGCCCTTCCAATTAAACTCAATCGCCAACTGCCCGTGGTGCTTTGTCTTTGCTGCAACCAGCAGGTCTACCTCGCCGCCAAGGCTGCGCCACGTATTGCAGAAGGTGTAATCCTCGCCATATTGAGTCTTAGTCACATCGTCTTGTGAGTAACTAAAGAACTGATACAACTTACCGTTCGTAGTGTTGAAATAATTATCTGGCTTGGCTGCCATCATCTTTTCAAACACCTCTCGCTTTACCATCATCGCACCCGTGCCAACCTTTAGCACCTTAGCAAAACCAAATTCGTCTACGTTGAACACTTCTTCTTCCGTTGAGAAGTTTCCCTCTGCAATTAACGCAGGGTAAAGTTCAAGGCTGGTATTCGGGTAGGCGGAAATAAACTCCCCAAGTCGCCCCCAAAGCACCTCCCTCTTTGAGCACGGCAACGCACTAAGCATACGGTCGTGGCCAAGAAGATACAAAATATGACGAGGGTCAACTTGAATGTCGCTGTCGATCATAAACAAATGCGTGGCCTTGGTTTCAAGGAACTGCTTGGCCAGCTCATTGCGCGCCAACGGCAAAATAGAATTGCCAGCAAGGACCTTCCAAGTGAAAGAAATTCCTTCCTCAATACATAGCTTCTGCAATTGCATAACTGTTGCCACGCAACCAGCGTGCAGCCGTCCGTCAAGAGTTGGCGTTGCCACGCAGATTCCAACGCTTTTTTGCGGCGTGCCTACGCTTTGATGATTAAAAGGCTTAGGGTTTCTGACTCGCTTTGACTTCTTGCTCACTTCTTCTTTGCTCCCATCACATTCACCCTAAGATTTGCAAGCGAAAGATTGGGTGCTTCGCTCTTTGGCGAACTCTTTTCGCTCTCGAAACGGTGCAGCTCTGCTGGCAGCCCATCCAACGGGCGACCCCACTTCCCCCGTTGCAAAGCAACAGTGATAAGGGCGTAGTTGGCAATGTCAAGCATTGTATCTGCCAGCGACTCATCCCCGCCGTCTGGCAGTGGATCAAGGATAACCTCTCCATCTACAACCTTGCCGTTGAGGAATCGCTTAGCCCGCTCAATCTTATCGTAGGCAATGCGACTAATCACTCCGTGAATCCCAAGTTGCTGGATATTAGAATCGCCATAGCGTTCCTGCTTTCGCACAAGCAGAGCAAATGCTTCGGAATAGATTTCTGCAAAGGTTGCCTCAAAGCTACGCTCGACTGGCGCTACAACCCTGCCTTTTGTTGGATTAGCCAATTTGCCTCCTTCTCCGTGACTCGCATGAGCACGGCTGCCTCAATGTGCTGGCCGCAGATTACCAGATACGGCTCCTCGTCGTCTTCGGATCGAGGCTCCAGCGTCAGGGTAATTGGGTTGTCCTGAGACCAGAGAATCCAAATGGCTCTGGCTCGTTGGCTGGGGTACGAAAAACTTTCCATGGGTGCAGTATGGCAGATTTGTAGGAAGTCCACAAGTCTTATAGTCCCATGATAGTATGTAATTTGTCGCCCCGCCTCAACGGGTGGCAGCCTGCCGACGGTATGGTCGGCTACGGGCGGGAAGGTTAACGAGGCATTGAGGGCCTCATGAGACGGTGTTGGCGGCCGCGCGAGCCGACGGGCTGCGTCGCAACCAGGCGTTCCTCCGTCGCCTTCCCGCCGACCTATTTACAGAGGTGTTTATGGCTGGTAAGAAAACTCTTGCGAAGAACAAAGGCGAGAAGAAGGCCGACGCGCTTACGAAGCGCCTGTGCTCTGTGTGCAACCAGCCGATGCTTGCAAGTCAAATACGCGCCAAGTATGAAATAACTTTTGTCGGCGCAAAGAGCAGCTCGCGGCTACTGCACCATCACGCTAAGTGCGCCTAACCCCACAATCCGTAATCAGACGGCTTGGGCGGATTATATCCAGGCAGGGTGGAAATGTCGTGAAGAAAAATCTTTGGCACAAAGTACAACGCCTTATCTTCGTGGTAATACTGCTCTACCATGCCGTCTTTCGCAGAAATCCAACCGACAACTTCAAAGATAAAGTTCCTCATGTCAGCAGGCAAAACAAGAACATAGATTGACTTCTTGCTGTCGTTCTTGCGAATAGATAAGTCTTGGTAGCGCCCAGGGCGATAGCGCACCTGTACGTTTTCTCCTACGTCTGCCCCCTTAAACGTGTCAATGTCTTCGCCAGTCCAAGGCAGGCCAGTGGCGACTGACGCCGCAACCTCCCCCATTGCGCCTTCAATGTGTTGCTTCCAGCCGTCCCGCTCCCAGTTGTAGCGGTCCTTTAGCCCGTCCTTGATTGCCCTTAGCTCACGCAGGGCGCCAGCAATAACCGCGCGCTCAATTTGCTTGTCGCTAAGTTGCACCATGACTGAGTTGCTCATTGACGAATTACCTCCGAGTAGTTAAGTTCAACCGCCGTCTCTCTACCAAAGAACGAAAGCGTAACCTTCAAGCGTTGCCGCTGATCGTCAGCAGCAAACACAGAACCGACCATTTCTGAGAACGGTCCGGCAACAATCTTTACCGTATCGCCCTTGTTAAATACGTTGGTAGGTTTAATTTCTTTCTTCTCTGCAACCCCTAAAATAACGTTCATTTCCGCCTGAGTGATTGGGCTTGGCTCTCCCCGAACACCTTGAAACGTATTGTTATTTGCAAACCCAGCAATTGAAGGAGTTCCGCGTACCACAAAGAAACTCTCTGGAGACATTTCCATTTGGATAAAAATGTACCCTGGGTACACGCATTCCTGCACTTTGCTTTTCTTTCCTCCGCTCCATTTTGTTACTTCCTTCTTGGGCACAAACACCGTTAGAAACAAGTCTTCCATGCCCATTGAGGATATGCGCTGCTCTAACAGCCGCTTCGCCCTATCTTCTCTGCCTGGCATGCAATACGCGCTATACCAAGAAAACTTCTTCTCGCTCATCCGCGAACCTTCCTATTCAGTATCTCCTTTTTCATTGAGTCAAAGTGCTCTGCCGCCTGCTTAAAAGCGGCAATGTTGGCATCAATGGCCGCGACTAGCTCAGACTGCGAGTGGTCAATCATTCTCCACGCTGACTCCTCGTAGCGCCGCATCTCCTCAATGTCCGCTGCTAGAACCTTATACGCCTTACTCTTGTTGCTGATGCCCTGATAGGCGTAGCAGCGCATGGTTTCTGGGCTAAGGTCGTATTTCATTGCAGCAGCGTAGGCGCCGTCTGTAAGCGATTTTGATTCTGGGAATTTCCACATGATGAGTTGCTGGATCTCCATTGCACTCACATGTACGTTGCTAGGCTTTTTAATCGGCATTGTGCTGCTCCAACAGTAGTCTCATCTCGTCCATGGCGATTGCTGGCGTTGCGCCAACCGACCGAATGGACCGCCCGTCGCGGCTTGCGACTTCAATCGCCCAGCCGTTAAGCAAAAAGTATAACCTGTCAAACCACCAGCCCTCGGGAATCACGGCAAACACCTCATTCCAAGCGCAGTGGATACAGCGCGGGTCCGAGGGATTTTGAACAAAGCCCATGGCATTTGTTGCCAAGAACCCGCTCTCACCCTCGTGACCGCACGCCATTGCTACTTACTCGTTGTGAACTGCCACTCACCTGTGTGGGAGTAGTCGTCCATGTCTAAATAAAACTGCGTCTCGCCCACAGGGACTTGGAATGTCAGCCACCCCTTGACCTTGCGACCCGCTCGCAATTCGTTGCTTGAATCCAACGCTGGATCCTTGCCAAAGATGTAGTAGTTGTACGAGAACCCCTGGCTATCCCGCAGCGTCCAGAAGAATGGGTTGTAGGACACATTGTCCGCCAGCGCCTCATACTCCACCAACACTGCCACGAACTTATTGCCAGCGTCTGGCGCAAAGTACTCGTTGTAGTCGCTATAGACCCCAGCCTCGACTAGGGTTACCCGTACGTCCGTCCACTCAATGTAGTAGCCGACGCCAGCAATCTCCTGAGTTGGCTCAGGGGTTGGGGTGGGCTTCACCGTCGCCTCTGGGGTGTCCGTTACCTTTGCCGTTGAGCCACCGCAGCCTGCGATGAAGAACCCAACGACCAGAAACGCTGCAAGCAGCAGCCCGATTTGCCTCTTCATTTGCTTTCCTTTCACTATCCACAAACCCAGCACTTCTGGGTCTATTTGTGTACAGTACAACCCTATTTGTGGATTGTCAAATGGTAGGGGAACCTGGATTCGAACCAGGAGCCGCCGAGATATAAGCTCGGTGCTCTAACCGTTGAGCTATTCCCCCTAGTTAACCTTCTTGTTTACCTTTGTCTTAGGGCGCTCAATGGGCTCTGGCTGACCAGCCACTTCTGGGGCTGGGTTCGCAGCGGTGTCCATAGGGGCAAGGCCAAGTCCAACGCGCACGTCATTAGCGCCAAACCACCAGCCACGCCGGAATTCGTAAGCGGCTTTTGCCTTCTCCTGTTCAATTTTCACGCTTCCGCCAGCACCCGCAAGTGCTGACCCGACCACGAAACCGACTAGGAAAGTCAGTACAATTCCAAGCAAATCCATACAACAAACCTTTCTATGGACTATTGTGACAACGGAGCCTAGAATAGCACGTCAGCCAATCTAGGGGGTACCATGGACACAAAATCCGGAACACCGCGACCCGGAACCGTGCGCATTGTGTATCACCCTGACGCGCCCGCAAGCGAAAGACAGCGCTGGAAGGCAGTTGTGGCTCTAATCCGCAAGGTGTGCAAAGAGCAAGAGATTGGCCTTGGTCGTGTACACCTGCATTACCACCCCGACGGAGAGGATACGCTGCCGGACACCCACCCACACGGCGAGGCTGAATACTGGGGGAAAACCATTTTTCTATGCACCGCCGACAAAGACACTGCCCTGCACGAGATTGCCCATGTCTGGACTAAGAGTTGGCACAGCCCAAAGTGGGCTGAGGCATATCTTTACCTGTGCGAACAGTACATGCACCAGGAAGAATTTATTGAAAACATTAAGCGCAACTCTGGCAAGTATGCAGTGGTTCGACATGCCTTAAAGCGTGTTTATGGAATTGTGATTAAAGGAACCTCTAAGGAAATCCGGCGAGGGTCCGCTCAACAAAAAGCTGACGGTCGTGTTCGTAGTTAACTACGCTTTCATTGCGGTCGCATAGAGCATCTCGGCCATTCGTTCCAACCCACTTGTGTTCAACAATGCGGTCAGGCACTTTGCGAATCTTGTCATACGACAGGGCGACGTCAGTGTACTCGTTGTCGCAGTAGACCGACTTGTATCCAGGGTAATAAATGTATTGAAACCTCTCGTACCACTGGCGACCCATAATCACAACCGTTGATGTTGTTGGACTATCCCCGTAACCGTCTGGTGGCCAGATGCACCCGTCAAGGTCGGGGAAGTTGCCTGCCACAAGATTGACCATGCGTTCGTCCCAGTCTTGAACAATCGGCAGCATGTCATCCTGGGCAAGATACAAAACTTCCCACATGGCGCTTGCTTTGTTCATGTCGGCGTTCATTGCTTCAATCTTTGTTTTATTGTTGCCATAGAAATATTTTATGTCGTGGCCCATAGCAATCATCTTGTTAAGTGTTGCCCGCACGTCATCGTTATTCATTTCCGCGTCATCTTCGTCCATAGAAATAACCCACTCGATGTGATGGCGGTTTGACGCAAGCGAAAGATACTTGGCAAAGACGTCAAAGAAACGCTTTTGCCGCTGACGGGTTGGGAACTTAACCAATAGATGCATTAATACCCCTTACTTGGATAGTAGTAATATATTTCCCCTGGTATGCGCGTTTCTTTTCTAAGGAACGGTCGCACCTTGTCTGAAAACTTCTTGTCTTCTCCAAAGTTTATATCTTCAAACGTCACCTTGCTTGCGATTGATCTTCTAATAGCATTGAGGTGGTTGGGGTTGCGATAGTACACCCCATCGCTTCCAGTATACCACTCGGCATGCTCAATCGAGTGATCAAACATTGCGGATTTGCCGTTAGCAAAATATATAATTCCGGTTAGACTTGCGCAATCAGGGTCTTCGTCAAGGGCGGTCAACACCTTTTCTACATAGTCTTCACTCACCATGTCGTCGTCGTCAACAAAGGCCAACGCTACGAAAGCGGGCTCTACCGAGTGCGCGACACGAACGGCGACGGCGAGCTCGACAAAGTCGACTATCTTCGCGCCCTCACGGGCGGTGGCGAACATGGTCCGCACGCCGTGCTGCCCACGCCGCGCAC